CAATGCAGTCAACTCATCTTTTTTTAATCCTTTGTCTTGTAATACTTCTTCTAAGTATTTGTTCTTTACTTGGAACGAACCACTTAAAGTTTTGTGCGTATAAACGTTAGCACGATATGGCTCAATCGAAGGAGAAGTACCACCACATATGATACTAGAACTAGCGTTAGGAGCAACAGCGAGTAGATTAGCGTTCCTCCTGCCACTACCACTGACATCAGGAGCTTCACCCCTGTCCTCTGCAAGTCTTTCAGAAGCTTTGGTTGCCTGTGTTTTAATGTATTTAAAAGCTTTATAGTTGAAACCCGTAGCGAAGATACCTTCAAAAGGAATGTTGCGTGATTGGAGATACGAATGGAAGCCCATTGCACCGAGACCCAACGACCTTTCTCGATAAGCCGAGTAGGCAGATTTAGTAAAGCCTTCCCTACCTTCTTTAATATGTTTTTTAAATCTTTTAAAGTTTGCATTGTATTCTCCTAGACTGTCTGTGTCTACTGCATTGTCTATGTAATGTTGAAGAACGTTGTCAAGCATGGTTATTAAGTCATCTATAAACATTGGATTCTCTGACCAGTCGTCAAAGTATTCTAAGTTTACAGAAGATAAACAACACACTGCTGTTCGTTCTTCATTCGTAGGTAAAGTAATCTCAGAACAAAGATTGCTCTGTTTGATTTCTAATCCTAAATCTTTCTGTTCTTTTGGTAAAGCTTCGTTACATCTATCGATGTTAACCATGTAAGGCTCACCGGTCTCTGCCCTAGCATTAATGATTTGCCACCACAAGTCTCTAGCATTTACAATCTTAGTAGGTTCTTTAGTCTTAGGGTCTATCAATCTAAAGTCTGCATCTTCTTCAACAGCTTTTAAAAACTCATTGGTAATATTAATACCGTTGTGAAGATTAAGATTCTTACGATTAATATCTCCACCTGATTCTTTACGCATGTTGATGAACTCTTCAATCTCTGGATGAGATATATCCATGTAAGCTGCATAGCTTCCACGTCTTGTAGTGCCTTGATTAAAGGCTAACATCTGTGAATCTACGACATGAATGAAAGGAATTGAACCAGTAGAACGACTCCCGTGAGTAGTAGATATACCGTTACTCCTAATGTCACCCCAATATCCACCAATACCTCCACCCGAAGATGCCAACCATATATTTTCATCATAGTGATCTGATAAACCAGTCCTGCTATCAGGTACATAATTAAGGAAACAGCTAATAGGAAGCCCACGACTTGTTCCCCCGTTACTAAGTATAGGAGTGCTAAACATGAACCAGCAATTGGAACTGTAGTGATAAAGCCTTTGAGCCAATTCAAAGTCTGTGTTACCTTTGTATGTAGCTGCGAAGACTGATGCTCTTGCGAAGGCTTCTTGTGCATGTGTTTCGTTCTCCCATAAGTATCTATCCTTTAGTGTGTCAAGGCTAAACTTATCTAATAGTTTTTCATTACTGTAATTAATTTTTATACCAAGGTATTCTTTGATACCTACTTTATCGTCAACCATTCTGTGACTCCTTATCATGAATGTGAAGCATTATTATAGCATAGTGTAATATCTTAAGCAAGTCTTTTCTGTTCTTTCCTGCTTTATTTCCGTACCTTTTTGCATACTTCATAATGTTACCCATACAAAAACCTTCACCATGACCTGAGTCAATAATTACATCAGTTGCTTGGTACTTATCAGAAGCATAGTGCTCACCATACGTACCATCAATGTATTCTTTTAGTTCAACTATATGTCTGCGTTCATTAAATTTATAATCCATAGTTACTCCATTCCATAGGTAGTGTGTCTTCACTATACCACCTAAAATTGTTTTTCTCAGCCCACTCAGCATGGGTTCGTTTTGTTCTGTCTTTTCTCATCTTAGCTCCCGGCATAGGGGCATAAGGTTTTTGAAATAAAAACACTAACTCAGTATCTTTTGGTAGTGCTGTCCTTATATGTATGTACTTACTATACTCAGGGTAGTCCCAAAACCTACCTTTAGCTTCAAGTAAAATAGTTTTACCATCAATTACTTTAACAAAGTCTGGTTCATATTTATGTTTAACAATGTAATCATACAGTTCCCAATGATGTTCCCAATCTTTAAGAACTGTCTCATGTAGTTTAACTTCCCATAAACTATCGTAGCCTTTAGGTACACCTGTTTTTTTAGGTCTTGGTTTACGAGGTTTTCTAAATCCTACCATTATAATACAAGCCTAGATGAGTCATAGTTTTTGACTAGCTTCCAGTAAGTTAGCATAGCATTAAACATTCCTAAGTGTTTGCTTTGTGATTCTCTATCCCAAACAAACGGAAGTATTAGACCTGTATCTTTTCTGTCTACAAAAATAGATACTCGTTCTACATCATCAAAGCCACAGCCTTGAGCATATGCTGACAACTGCATTCCATGTTCATCAAACACCAACTTAGCTGGGTCTTTACCTTTTAGATTATCTTTGGTTTTAAAATCTATAAATATTCCTGACTTAGAATACAAGTCTATCTTTCCACCATAACCTGCATCAGCACAGAAAGAATCTTCTGCTATCCACTTTTCGTTAGGAAAAGTTTCATCCAAGTATTTCTTGATTGCTTTGTAAGGTTTAGTTTTAGTCTTACCTAAGAACCCTTTCTCAATCATACCATGTATCTTTGTCCCTTGCTGGGCAGCTTGGATACCTACTTGTTTAGAATCTGTTTGACATCTATAATAAAAAGACTCAATCGTTTCGTCTTCTCCTTGTTCTAAAGTAAGAAAAGAATTAAGTAATTGTTTTTGTTTCCAAGTCTCTAAAGATGGCTTGGCTATAATACCCATGATGGTTGTCACAGACGGAACTAACCCTAAAGACTTAGCATCTCTAAGTGTAGTGTTTCTTTCTTTACCATTAGCACCTATGATTGTATACATAGGCTCACCCTCTTGGGTATACCAGTGTCCTGATTCAGACTTAAACTTATTATAGTTGTCCGTCACCAAGTTGTCAAGCTGTTTCTCTTTCATTTTGTTCCTCTGTTATGCTTTCAATTAATTTGATAGCATCTTTTATATTTATTTTAAACCATTCACCGTTTTGTTGTAAAGCTTTTTTACCACATAGTTTATGTGCTTGTGATTCAGCAATTCTTCTATGATTAAATTGTTTTTTATATTCCAATTTATAATCCCGTAAAGGAGAAGATGTTTGATATTGATTACATCTATCGTTAGCATCTATAGCCATACCAACTTTAACCCAACCCTTCCATGCAGGATTAGTTATAACATAGACAGACCCTTCAGTTGACTTTTCATAATTGGATAAAGATGAAAAAGCTGCTCCTTCAAAAGTTTTATAACGTCCGGGTTTGTAAAGTGGGTGTGTTTTTGATACGTACTTACCATTAAAATACATTCTAAGTGGATTATTAGTAGGACTGTATTTTAAATGATCTTCAGGAGTCCTTTTGCTATTGTAATTTTTTCTACAAGATTTACAAACAACATCTAGCCCGTCTGTTTGTGCTTTGTTTTTGTACCAATCTTCAACAGATTTATTTGTGTTACAAGATGTGCAAAATTTATTAGTGTGTTTCACTCCAATCTCCTCCTATTTTATATTCACCGTCAAGAGGACATCTCATATTAAAATGTTCTCCTGCCTGTTTTAAACTATCCACTGCAAGTTGTCCTACCTTGTTAGCATTACATGCTGGTACTTCAATCTGCCATTCGTCATGAATGTTAGCTACAAACTTATGTGGTACACCAGTTATCTTAAGTCTTGCTTCAAGTATTTCTAAGCCTTTCTTCATTACAATAGCACCACCACCTTGTAGTAAACTATTTAATGCAGCATGTTCGTGTCGTATATAAATCTTACGACCATCTATACCCATTAAGTATCCTCGCTTTGCAGCTCCTTGTACTTTGTCCTTAAGAGTTTTAAATGTGGGGAGATTATCGAGAAAGCGTTGCTTAAGTTCTTTACCCTGCTTTCTTGATCCTCCAACCACACTCCCAATCTTTTCATCTCCTG